TACAAGTAGGCTTTCGATTGTGTATAGTTTGGTAGCCATTGGCAGACCTTCTTTCGTTTGTTGTTATGTATGGAATTATACACGAACGGACTGACATTTTCCAATTTGACAAGGGTTTGTCTCACTATTTGGAGCGTGGGCTTTGTGATAAGCATCACACAAGTTATGTGATAAGCATCACACGAAATGTCCGATTTGTCTGTCAAATCGACACGCCGCAGAATTCAGGGTTTTTTATAACGAATCCGTAACGACACGCCCGACCCCGTGCCTTTGCGGGCCAGCTTGATTTTGTCAAGCCGACACGCCGTTATTTAGCGAAAATCTTTTATGACTTCCCTCACATCTTCTTTTAGGTCTGCCCACATTAGGCGAGCCATATATAGGGCGGGGATCCCGATACCTAATTGCACTAGCGTAGTTAGTATGCGGTTAGTAGTCATTACTTATTCTTCTTTCTCTTATAAATCTTATAGCCGATTACTAGGGCGGTGATAATAGCGATAGTGTGCCAAGGTAAATAGATAGCGCCTAGAAAACTATCTAACTCTAATCCGTAGTCGCTTGTTATGTATAACTCTAATCCGTTAGGTATCATTACTTTACCTCTACTCCTCTTACATTGTAGGTAAATCCTTTACCTAATTTATTTAGTTCTTCCATTACCTTTAGTAATTCATCTGCGCTATTCGCCTTGTTATCTACTGATAATAAGTTAGCGCCTTGCCATAGTGAGTAAGTGATAGTCATTTATTTTATTCCTAACATAGTAGCGACATTATCTAATTCTTCATCTGTAAGATGGTCTAACTCAATAGCCTTAGAAAATCCGAAAAAATCTTCTTCATCTTCATTATTTAGCGCATTGTTATACGCTTCTTCTTCATCTAAGTATGTGTAGGCATCTGCTACATCTGCTTGGATAGTATCCCATTTAGTCATCATTATCTGTTCTTCTTTCGTTAGTAGTTATAGTAGGAATTGTAGCCTAGTGGGCTGACATCTAGCCCCATTTAGGGCTAGTGTCGTGTGTGATTTAGTTCACACCTAGTGTGTTATGTGTAGCGTAGTTACCGCCACACATTACGCATAGTGTCCAAGCGGTTACCCGCCCGCACCCTGCTGAGCAAGATACATAGCCTAGACGCTTAGCGTCTGACTCTATCTGATAGTCGTTACGACTTTCCCAAATTCTATTAGTCATTATTTAGACTCCTTATCTATACAGTTGATACAGTAGCAAGCCTTGCTACTTAGTAAATCACGCAATAGAGCCTTGCGTGTGTAGGCATTTAGTCCATACGAGGACTTTACTCCACCATTGTGGAAATCGTGCACGATTGTGCTATACAGAGTTTCTGTTAGTTGAGTCATTATCTGACTCCTTTCTTTAGTAAGACTTTCTTACTTTCTTTATACTATAAGCCTAACACGGGGCACTGACATTTAGGGGGGTTACTGGCAAGTATTCTCAAACTATTTTTGTGATTAGCATCACATTCACGCTCAGAGTTAATAATCTATGGGCGCACTATATAGACAAATCGGACATTCTAAAACCCTGGATCATACAAATAAAATCTCTATTAACATTTTCATAAATCTGATATTGTAGTTGACTGAAATATAGGATATAATCTATACATGAATTTAACACAAGCTACGATTATATTTGGACCAATAATTTTTTTATTGATCGCATTTCGTAAAGATATTTTTTAAAAACTCTTGACCTAGCAATTTTCATCATGTTATACTTAAGGCTGGTTTGTGGGGGCTTACACTGAAACTCATAATGACGGAAATGTGTAGCTTCTCTATCCTACAAAATTGATTTTGAATTTTGGGGGGTAGGGGGGCTTTCCTAAAATCTAAAAATCTGGAAATGTAATTAAAAGATTATATAGATTATATATATCTTAGTTGACTAGAATATAGAGAATATGACAGTAAATAAAGTAAAGCGATATGTTAATTACTTTGCTTGGATCTGTATGATCTCATGGATAGTATACCTTGGCATCCAATAGAATTGTTAAATGCGATAGCTGTGGGCGGGAAATCGAAGTAAGATCTGGATTTGCCCATATGACACTAAATAACCACTATAAGACATGTAAAGACGGTGAGTCAAAATAAAAGATATAACCATAATTGGAGACTCTCACGCAGAAAGCGTAAATTCTGCTTGGCATGAAGTGGTTAGGCTAGATGGAGTAGAGGCAACAACAAGATCTATTGTATATAAGGGTGTAAGTGCATATAATGTCGACTATTCAAATTTAGACAGATCAGATATCAACAATACGACTATACTATTCACTTTTGGGGAATGCGATATTAGAAGGCATTTGCCTAAATATAAGAATCCAGAAGAGGTTGTAGAAAAGTACGTAAATACTTCACTTAAATTCTTTAAAGGTCTAGACGTTGTGTTTATGCAACCAGTACCTCAAGCTATAGATGAGCTAACTTATGAGTTTAATAGTAATAAAGAAGCTTGGCATCCTTTTGAAGAAAGAATGGCTCAGCAAAAAATTTTTTATGAGTCGCTAAAAAACTATAATCAAAAGGTTATAGATATATCTGAAGCAATTGGAATAGATCACCTTACATCTGAATATACAGATGATGGATGTCATTTAACTAGAAAGACAGCAATTGATCTAGTAAGATATATAAATATTGCAGTCAACTAGAATATATAGTATAATTATATAATGGAACAATTAGTCAAAGACTTTAGATCTGCAATGGAAGATCCTACTGTCAATCATAAAATTTTTAAAAAAGCTTTGGTTCAAACACCAAGTTGGCAAGATATGATGGACTATGTTGAATTCTCAAAAACAGCAGGAAATTATAGATCTGATTATGAAGGATTCTATATTCTGCATTGTGGTAAAGATCACGATATATCTCACTTTAACGGTGCAGATGAATTTTTAAAAGTAATGACTGCTATATATGGAGATGACACTTCATCTCAATCGTGTTTTACTTTTGTAATATCTGAAAACTATAGAGCACTTAAATCTAGAAGTGGAATTATGAGACATACTGATACTACTGATACAATTCACTGGAATACAGTAGGAGCTACTATATGGACGTTGTATCAGGATGATCAAGCGCATGAATATTTAGTAGAACCTGGGGATATCGTTTATATTAAATACGGTACAGAACATGGAGTAGAATCTTTAACTCCTAGAGCAGGAATTGTTTTTTCAGGTGGAGAATATCACCCTAATAAAGATTAATATTTAAAAAGCGGGGAAGCTAGAAATATCTCTTGCTATAATTAAGCTATATGAGACACTCTTGTAGGTATTACCTAGGATGAAGTCCGAAAAGCTCTCTATAGCCAAGCAGAAGGCTTATCTGGCTACATATATCAGAGACCTTAAAGAAAAATCTCCTTGTAGAGACTGTGGGAAGTTTTATCCATATTATGTCATGGATTTTGACCACGTCCGTGGCAAGAAGCATGCAAATGTAATGGAACTTATTCCCACATTGTCTAAAAAGAAGATAGATGAAGAAATAGCTAAATGTGAGATCGTATGTAGTAATTGTCATCGTATTAGGACGCATATAAGACGTATAGCTAAAAAGGATAAATAGTCTCTTCTACCGCCGACGCACTTTTTTTCGCACTTTTCATTTCGCACTTTATTTAGTATACTAAGATAATGGGAAAACCACACTATAATGTAATTATTGCTACTCCAGGAGCGTCTATGGATGGCCCCTACGTTAGAGCTTTAACTGAAACAATTTCTGAACTCAATAAGCTTAATATAAGCTATTTATGGATAAATGATTATTTCTCTATAGTTAATGTTGCTAGAGAGTTTACTCTAGACGCTGGATATTTATTAGATAAAGACGATATTGACTATTCAGCAAAAGGGCCCGTACGAGATAGCGTAACTTATGACAAGATATTTTTAATTGACTCTGATATATTTTGGACGCCAGATCAATTTCTAAAATTATATTATTCAGACAAGGATATTATATCTGGTCTTTATATGACAACATCAGGTGAGCCTACAGTTCATCCAAAAGATAAAGACTATTTTCAAAAAAATGATTTGGCAGAAAATAATGATACAATTGAATCTGTCGGATTTGGACTAGGCTTTGTTTGTGTCAAAAGTGGTGTATTTGAAAAACTTGAAAGGCCATGGTTTCAATTTATTTACACTGATAGCTATGCCCCCACTCCAAACAAATTTATGTTAGGAGAAGACATTTCATGGTGTATACGTGTTTCCGATCTGGGGTACAGCCTGTATTCTGATTTAGGGGTAAAGGTTAAACATTATAAAAAAATGTTTTTAGGATAATTTTTTGGACCATAGCTCAGTTGGCAGAGCGTAGAGCTGTTAACTCTAATGTCCCAGGTTCGAGCCCTGGTGGTCCAGCAACAGAAAAGGGGAATAATGATAAGTAAAGATTCAAGGTTTAAAGGTAAAACAGGAATTCTCTTAGGAGAAGACATATACCTGTATGAAAATTTCTACAGCAATATAGATAGCATTGAGAGCAGCCTTGCGGAGATGTCAGAGGCTGACTGGAAAACACACGGCAACTATGAAGCAGAAGATCATTCAACTGATATGTGGAAAGATAGGTTAAGCTTAGATTTTATTGGCAGAGACTTTCACGACAGTATAATAAATTTTGTTAGCCCGCAATATTGGATATTAAGCAATGGTAATTTTATAAGAACTCGCACTACAGACGATTCTGTATCTCAAGATATGTCTAGTTTTAAAGATGTTCCATATGCATTAGCTTATTATGCAGGAGACTTTAATGGAGGCGAAATACGTTTTATCAATTTAGACTTAACATATTCTCCGAAAAGGAATGATTTAATTATTTTTAAACCTACTGAAATAGAAGTGTTAAAAGTTAAATCTGGAGTAAAGTATTCATATATAGATTTCCTGGTAGAACCTCCAGGATATTTTATGGCTTAGTGCTTGTGCTTATCGCAGATAACCTGCATCCAAGTTCCATTAGCTTTTCTATCTAAGTCTTCTTGAGTTCCCCAAGCTGGAAAAGTTCCTGGATTTTTTTCTGCTCTTAGCGCAAAGTTGCTATAAACATATCTGATTCCAGATGAAACTGGCTTTGTCCCATGCTCATAAGGAGATTGAGCCCAATGAATTGCAAGGTCTCCAGGTTGAACTGGTACCACAAGGTAGTCATCTATATGCTCTTCTTTTGCAAGTTCACCATTTGACTGTATGTGTGGATAAAATAATTCTCCGCCTTCAAATTCTCCAAAGTATACACAAACACCATATGATAAAACGCAGCAAGTGTGCCATCTATCTTCTTGGGTTAATAGATCATCCATTCCTTCACCAGGATTATCATTATGAACGAACATTCCGTCATCTCCTGGTTTCATTACAGCAAGATTTTGCTGCGGGTGTATTACAAACTCTGGAGCTAAAAATTCAGATATTTGATCCCAGATTCTTGTGAGCTCTGGCATTTGTGGTCCTTCTTTGTCGTTATACCAATCTACGGTATTAACATCTGTAGAAAAAGCATTTTCTTTTTCTCTATGAGGCTCCATCAATTCATTAATGTATGCAACATCTTCTTTGGATATAAAGTTTTTGTATAGATACACTTCGTCAGCGTATTTAATTATATTAGGGTTATCTGAGAACATATACTAATTCTACCATATTTAAATTCAAGGCTATGGGGCCCGATTGCCCTATTGCATATTCCCGTTAAATAATATATAATTTAATTTATATCTCTATAGCTCAGCGGAAGAGCAACAGGTTTCTACCCTGTGTGTCGGGAGTTCGAATCTCTCTAGGGATGCTTAATTATCTTTCGATTATCATTACAGCACAGGTAACTGTGCCATCTTCGCCAAGCGCATACAGTCTATCGTCTTTATATAAGTCAATGGTGACGGGCTGTGCATCATGTTCAATTCTTATACCAAAATTTGTAGGGGTCATATCGCTATTTCCAATAATTAGATGCTTATTGGTACTTGTGTTAGAAATTATCATTGTTGATTTTACATTTATTTCATCTTCAATTGAAAGCTCAACAGGGGTTGTAGCATTTAGGGTATAATTTCTAGTTCTTATCATATCCATATTATAGCAAAAAACCCATTCAGAGGCGGATCCGAATGGGCATTGCTAGTGTATTGCTACACATTATACTGGGAGCTTAATCTGTGGGATGCTACAACCAGTACATATGAAGTATAAAATAATCTCTATCTAAAGTCAATGGTTAATTCTAAAGACTTTTTAAATTAATTTGTTTAGCCACGTTTATTTTTTTTCCAAAATAATAGCGTATAGAATATTTTTTCTATACGCTCTTCTATTTTAGCTTCAGTTTTTCCAGCAACACTTTCTTCCCTGTAGTACTTACTTTGAAAGTAAGGGCTTTGCATTGTTTTAGAAAAATGACGTGGAGACATATAATCATTATACCTGTTAAGGCAAAACAACTCAAATCTTATTAATCTACAGAGATAGCCCCACGAGCAATTAAAGCGTCTACCATTCCGCCACACATCTGTCTGTATCCTTCTTGGACTGACAATAAGTGTTTTTCTAGCTCAACAAGATCCTGCTTTTGCATTACTGCCGACTGACGCTGTTGAATATTAAGCTGTTCTACCATAATTTCTACAATTGCGTTTTTATTCGCCATCTTTATTTTCCTCAACTGAATAAGAAGGGGTGGGCCCAAGTAGGAACCCCTGTTCATGATATTGTATCATTTTCTGTGTATCTTCGCCACCCACTATTTTATTAGATATTATAGTTAGTAGGTCATAAATTCTATGAAGCATAATATAATTAACCATAGGTAAATTATCTTCTAAATTTTGAGGCTCTGGATTATTTTCTGTCATCTGGCCTTCCTAAGTCTTCCCAAAACTTTTCACGCCCCATGGCGTCTGTTTCTTTAATAGTCCCGCCATCAGTTTGAATTTCGGTCAACGGATTTTTTAAGTTCTCCATAAAATTCCAATCCAATATTATTCGTATACTGACAGGATAAGCAGTATAAATAAATTATACCCTCATTTGTTTCGTTGCACATTAAAGGGCCCTGATCCATAGGACATTTAAGTCTAGGAACAAGGCCCTTCTCTGCTAGAAGTAGGTATTTAGACACATACTGTATCTTCATATACCTACCCTTCTAATTTTTGAATTCAGCTAAGAACTCTTTGTATCTTGCCCCATTCAGGGAAGACCATGATGACCAATCGGTTCCGCCTTTAGTCATATAATACGTTATCTCTGCGTTAATTACTGGGTCAAACAATAAAATGTTTGACTTTAGATCAAATTTTTCTTTACGATCAATGCCGAGTTCACCCAACATATTAATCTGAAAAATTCCGTAGGAACTGTCTCCAGTTTTCCTGTCACCATTGTAAGCCATAGGCCTTGAATTGGATTCTGACTTAGCAATAGCCCAAGCCTGTTTAAGGGCTTTTCCTTCAAAACCAACAGCTGATAGGAGTTCTTTTAGTTCTCCGTCTGTTAGCATCTCAGAAGGCTTGTATACAGTAGTGCTGTACTTCTCTAAGGTTTCTTTCTTTAGTTGTACTGTTGATTTAGGTGTTTCCACCTCAAGAGCTTGAGTTTCTGATGGACCAGGCTGGACAGTAAATAGAAATAATGTTATCATTCCTATATAAGCCCAGTTATGAGCAACATCACTCAAACGTTCTTTTATTTTCTCCATTGGCATTTCCTCCTTTAGAGATAACGAACTATAATCATAACATTACTTGGCAGTAGGTGTCAAGCCAGTCAACCAGAAAGATTAAATGGAAATATCATATTCTACGCCTAGATCTAACTTAACAACTAAGAATGGTTACGGCCATGCTGGATTTAAAGTAGCAGAATGTCTAACTAAAATGGGTCATAGATTAACTTATCAGAACCCTAAAGCTAAATTACAAATTAATTTCTCACAACCTACAAATTATAAATTACATAGAAATCAATATCAGATTGGTTATACTCCATGGGAATCAACAGTTGTTCCAGAATCTTGGAGAGAAAAAATAAATTCTTGCGACGAGTTTTGGACAACATCTCAATGGTGTAAGGATGTATATGAGAATAATGGATTTAAGGTATCTAATGTTTTCCCGCATGGCATAGATCAAATGTGGTCACCTAAAAAGCGTGAGTCTACAAATGTTGTAAAGTTTTTACATGTTGGAGAACCAGCAGAAAGAAAAGGCGGACAAGATACAGTAAACGCATTTATAAAAGCGTTTGGAAATAATCCCAACTACACACTAACAATAAAGGCTCATAAGTCTAGCGTTATAAGAGTATATGATAGAGATGGAAGCATTCTTGGACTTCCCCACGAAATGTATAGCAATATTAAATTAGATGAAAGAGAATTAGAGGATAACGAGTTGGTAGACATGTATCATCAACATGATGTTATGATCTATCCTACTTATGGAGAAGGATTTGGGTTTATTCCATTCCAGGCTCTTGCAACAGGTATGCCAGTTATATCAACACACGACTGGGCAGATTACAAAAAATATTTAGGACCCCTAAAGTTAAACTCTACACTTATAGATTCTCCATGGGATGTTATGCATCCTGGAAAAGTTTACAAGCCAGACAGCAACCATCTAGTTAATTTGATAGAAGATGCAGCAATTAATTTTAAAGCATATTCTGGATACTATTATGCTCAGTCAACTGAAATACATAAGGAATATAATTGGGACCAGTTGACTAATAAAGCATTTGAAGAAGTATTTAAAAAAATATCATAACCCCTTCCCCTTTAGATTAAAGTTTGGTAGAATTAGACTTCAACTAAAAAATCATAAACCGCAGGGCGGAGAAAAGGTGTTATTTAAAAATGTCAAGAACTATTGAAAACCCATACGAAAATTTTATTGCTTTGTCACGTTATGCAAGATGGATTCCAGAAGAGAATCGCCGTGAATCATGGGGGGAAACAGTAGACAGATATTTTGAGTTTATGCTAGATCGTCTTTTCAAAGAACATTCATACGAACCAGAATCAAAGTTAATTGAAGAGTTAAAGTCTGCAGTTTTTAATAGAAATGTTATGCCGTCAATGAGATCTGTAATGACTGCAGGCGCTGCATTAGATCGTGATAATGTTGCTGGTTACAATTGTTCATTTGTTCCAGTAGATTCTCCACGTTCGTTTGATGAAACAATGTATATTCTTATGTGCGGTACTGGAGTTGGATTTTCTGTTGAATACAAGTATGTTAACAAGCTTCCTGCTATTCCAGAAGCCCTTGAAAAATCAGATACAGTAATTGTTGTAGAAGATTCAAAGCAAGGTTGGGCCAAGGCATACCGTGAACTACTTGCTTTGCTATGGACTGGACATATTCCAGCAATTGATGTTTCAAAAGTTCGTCCAGCGGGTGCAAGACTTAAGACAATGGGTGGTCGTTCATCTGGACCACAACCATTAATTAATCTTTTTGATTTTACAATTGCAAAATTTAAAAACGCAGTAGGAAGACAACTAAAGCCTATTGAGGCACATGATATTATGTGCAAGATTGGTGAAGTTGTTGTTGTTGGCGGCGTTCGTCGCTCAGCAATGATTTCTCTTTCTAATATTAACGATATTGAAATGGCTTCAGCAAAATCTGGTAACTGGTGGGAAAATAATACTCAACGTGCACTTTCAAATAACTCTGTTGCTTACTCTCGCAAGCCAGAGATGGAACAATTTATAGCAGAATGGAAAAATCTTTATGATTCAAAGTCAGGAGAACGAGGTATATACAATGTGGCCGCAGCTCAAGCCCAAGCAGCCAAGTATGGAAGAAGAGATCCAGATATTCACTATGGAACTAACCCCTGCTCAGAAATTATCTTACGTCCTTACCAGTTTTGTAATCTTTCAGAAGTCGTATTACGTGAAAAAGATACAAATGAAGATGTTGCAAATAAAGTCCGCCTTGCAACAATTCTTGGAACTTGGCAATCAACGCTAACAGACTTTAAATACCTTCGTAAAATTTGGAAGGACAATACAGAAGAAGAAAGATTGCTTGGAGTTTCATTGACGGGACAATTTGGACATAAGTTCTTTTCTGGAAAGCAGGGTCTTGATAAACTGGAAGATGCCTTGTCTAGACTTCGTGAGTATGCTCGTGAAGTTAATAAAGAAGAGGCTGGGAAAATTGGGATTCCTGAGTCTGCAGCTATTACATGCGTAAAGCCTTCTGGTACAGTGTCTCAATTGGTCGGGGTATCTTCAGGAATGCATCCTTGGCATTCACCATATTACATTCGTACAGTTCGTGGCTCAAAGGGAGATCCAATCTCTACATTTTTAAAGGAAGTTGGAATTCCAGTAGAAGATGATGTTATGAAGCCAAACGATACATACGTATTTTCATTTCCAGTTAAAGCACCAGAGGGTGCGATTGTTAGAAATGATTTAACAGCATTAGATCATTTAAATACATGGCTAGTCTATCAACGTGCATGGTGTGAGCATAAGCCATCAATTACAGTTTCTGTAAAAGAAGATGAATGGATGGAAGTTGGTGCTTGGGTATATAAGCATTTTGATGAGGTTTCTGGAATTTCATTCTTACCGCATTCAGATCACTCTTATAAGCAGGCTCCTTATCAAGAAGTAACAAAAGAAGAATACGAGGATCTCCTTGCCAAAATGCCAAAAAGCATTCGCTGGGAAGATTTATCTTTTTATGAGACAGAAGATGGAACATCTATTAACTCTACGCTAGCATGTAGTTCAGATGGAAATTGCGAATTAGTAGACATTTCCGCTTAACAGGTATATAATAAATATTGGGGTAAAACCCAAAATTCCTGGGCACGAGGCCCAGAAATAAGGAGGATCTTATGAAACAAGATCTTAACAATGATGGAAAGGTAACTATGCAAGAGAAAATTCTAGCAGCGTTAGCAAGCTATGGTCGTCACTTTTTAGGTGCGGCTATTGCTCTTTACATGACTGGAAATACTGACCCAGGAGACTTAATCAAGGGTGGTATTGCGGCTTGTCTACCAGTTATTTTGAAGGCACTTAATCCAAATGAAAGCTCATTTGGCTTTACAAAAAAGTAAAGAATAGTAACAGATTAGGATAGCTCCTATGCTAAAATTGGCATAGGAGTTTTCCTATTTAGGAGATTTAGCAAATGGCAGGACAAAAAAATTGGGAAGTGGATCAAAACACTACCTTTACATTTACCGTTGAATATAAAGACAACAACGGAGATCCAATCAATCTTACAGACTGTTCAGCAAAATTACAGGTAAGAGATACAAAAGGCGGAAGCAAGCTAGCCTTTAGTCTTACATCACCTGCTGGCGGAATAATTATTGATGAGCTATATGGTAAGCTAACTATTAAGATGACGCCTACTCAAACCAATAAATTATTCTATCCAAAGTCCTCATACGATCTTATGCTAACCGATAGTAATTTAAATAAAACTAAATTGCTTGAAGGATATATAACGTTGAGCAGATCGGTAACCATTTGATGCCAATAAATAACAACAGTAACCCAACAGTAGTAGTAACTGAACAGACTAATAAAATTGTTTTAAATACTCCTGGCCCTCAGGGACCTAGAGGAAAAACAATTTTAAACGGAAATGGCCTTCCAGCAGACAACCTGGGCTTTGAAGGCGATTTTTATTATGATAAGCAAACAACTAGATTTTATGGCCCAAAGCCCAACGATGCTTCTTGGTCGGGGGCAACCAATTATTTGCTTAGCACAAGCACACTAACATACCCATTCTCAATCAATCAAGTTGTAAACGAAGGCTCCTACTACTACCTTGAAATAGTTCACAATATGGGCTATAACCCAAATGTAACTGTAAAAAACAGCGCAGGCGATATATTAGAAACAGGAATAGACTATAATAGTATTAACAAAATTACACTGACAATGGCTCAACCATTCGGTGGGACAGCATACCTGTCTTAAGGGAGATATAGCACATGGCAAGATTATTTGTAACTGACATAAACCTGAATAAGAATGAACTTCAGAATGCAAGAATTCAGGGGCTTTCATCAGCTCCATCTAGTCCAGTAACTGGACAAATTTATTATGACACATCGAATAACACGATGTACTACTACAATGGACTTGCATCACCAAATGGTCCATGGATGCCAATGTCTGGCTCCACAGAAGTTATTCAAGATGTTATTGGTGAATCAGTATCAGGTGGAACTGGTTTAACAGCAACATATGTTGATTCAACAGGAATCACAACAATAGATTTAGACAACACAGCGGTAACAGCAGGTTCTTATGGATCTCAAACAGCAATTCCAACATTTACAGTAGATGCTCAAGGTCGTTTGACTGCAGCTGGAACTGTAGCTGTAGCAACAACTCTTTCGATTGCTGCAGAGTCTGGAACAGCAGACACAGTAAATCTTTTAACAGATACTTTAACATTTGCCGCAGGCGAAGGAATCAATACAACTGTAACAGATAACACAATTACAATTGCTGGAGAAGATGCTTCTACTAGCAACAAGGGTGTTGCGTCATTTAACTCAGATGATTTTAATACAACAGATGGACACGTAGAACTAGAAGATACTGTTGTTAAAACAGTAACAACTGACTCTGGAGCACTAACTCCATCAGGACACGGCCTATCAATTCTTGGCGGAGAAGGAATTGATGTAACACACGCTGGAACATCAATAACAGTAGCTGGAGAAGACGCAAGCACAACTAATAAGGGTGTTGCTTCTTTTGCAGATGCAGACTTCACAGTAACAAGTGGTGCGGTGACAATTAAAAATGTTAACCTTGCAACACAAACAACTGGTAATTATGTAGCAACAATTTCTGGAACAACAAATGAAATTGAAGTTACTGGTTCTGGTTCTGAAAACTCAACTGTAACAATTGGTTTACCAAGCGATGTAACAATTGCTAATAACTTAAATGTTGGTGGAGACTTAAACGTAACTGGTGTAATTAATACAGTTAATTCTACACAGGTAAATATTTCAGATAATAAGATTAATCTTAACTCTGATATGCCTGAAGAGAACGCTCCTTCTTTAGATGCTGGTATAGTTGTTCATCGTGGACTTGAAGCAGACGCTGAACTTTTATGGGAAGAAGATGCAGATAGATGGCAAGTTGGACTAGTTGGTGGAATCTACCATGATATTGCACGTAAATACGTAGCAACAATTGGAGACGGTTCCTTAACTCAACTTGCAGTAACACACAATTTAGGAACTCGTGAAATTACAGTTCAAGTTTATGATTCTGTAACTTACGATACTATAGAGTGTGATGTTGTTAGAACTTCAGCATCTGTAGTTACTTTAGGATTTACAGTAGCACCTGCTGCAGGAGCATATAAAGTAGTAGTTGTAGGTTAATAATGGCAAAGCAATTTAAAACACCAATTGCTCCCCCAGCTTTAACTTCAGATCCATCTGGAACAACAGTCGGAGAGATGTACTATAATATACCAGAAGAAACAATAAAGGTTTATAATGGAACTATATGGAACGCAATCGGTGCAGGTGGAACAAATTCAAACATGATCTTGCTTGACGGTGGATCAGCATCAAGTACTTATTTAGAAGTTTATGATGGAGGTGACGCAAGTGGCAACTAGAATTCAACTTCGTAGAGATACCGCAGCAAATTGGGTTTCAGCAAATCCAGTATTAAGAGCAGGCGAGATTGGTATTGAGACAGATACCCTTAAGTTTAAAATAGGTAATGGTTCTACATGGACAGCCACAACTAGTTATGCAAACGTAACTCCTTCTGGATTAACCAATAGCCTTGGAGACTACATACTTGTAGCAGATCAAGGGTCTCCTGGTGGACCAGCAGAATTAAATTCAAATGGCGATTTAATAATTCCAGAAAACTCAATTATTTTATGGAATGATGCGGCTTACGACTATACAACAACATTAACTGCTACAGAGCCAACAGCAGACAGAACAATTACTCTTCCAAATAGTTCTGGAACAATAGCATTAACATCAGATATTTCAACTGCTGTCAGCAATTTAGTAGACGGAGCACCTGGCCTACTAGATACATTAAATGAATTAGCAGCTGCAGTTAATGACGACCCAGCATTTTTTACAACAGTTGCAACAAATCTCTCTAACCACGAATCAGATACAACAAATATACATGGTATTGCAGATACAGCAGAACTGGCAACCAAAGCATTTGCAGCAGAGCTGCTTACAAATGCTACAAAGTCTAATATATCAATTACAGGAGATAAAAACGGACTTACTATTACTGCTGAAAATGGAGTGGCGGACTCTACAACAGACGCCTTAGCTGAAGGTAGTACAAATAAATACTTTACAGATGATAGAGCACAAGATGCTGTAGCAGCTGCTTTAGCAGCTGGCACACACACAAATATTTCAGTATCTTATAATGATGTAGCAAATTCAATTTCTTTAACTGGAGCAGTAACATATACAGATGAAAACGCTCAAGACGCAGTAGGAAATGCAGTTGGAAACGGACTTGATTATGATGATACTTCAGGAGCAATTTCTGTAGATCCTTCAGAGTTTGCCCTAACATCAGTAGGAGCACCAACAGGTAATCTTTCTCTTGCTACATACAAGATTACAAGCCTTGGAACACCAACAGATGCAACAGATGCAGCAACAAAGGCTTATGTAGACTCAGTAACAGAAGGTCTACATATCCACGAAGCAGCAGTCGCCGCAACAACAGAAAATGTAAATCTTGCAAATGCTCTTGAAAACGGAGACGTTATTGACGGAATTACACTTGCTACTGGCAACCGTGTTCTTGTTAAGAACCAGAGCACTGCATCAGAAAACGGTATTTACGTAGTTCAGGCTTCAGGCCAACCAACTCGTGCAACAGACTTTGATACTGCAGCAGAGGTTGATTCTGGAGACTTTGTCTTTGTATACTCAGGAACAGTAAACGCTTCAACTGGCTGGGTACAAACAAATCGTCCAGCAACAATTGGAACAGACGCTATTAACTTTACACAGTTCTCAGGTGCTGGTACATATCTTGCGGGTAATGGATTAAGCCTTAATGGAAATACATTTAGTATTAATACAGGAACAACTGTAGATTTAAATACAGCTCAAACTCTTTCAAACAAAACACTGACATCCCCAATAATTAATGGTGCAACTATAGGTGGCAACTTAATTCCATCAACTAATGGAACGTATGACCTTGGTTCATCTGCTAATAAATTTAAGGACTTGTACCTTTCTGGAACAACCCTATATCTTGATACAGCATCAATGCAATTAAATTCTGGAAATATTCAATTTAGTCATAGTGGAAATACAACAACAATTCCAGTTGGAAATGGTGCACATACAGTAACAACTCGTGCTGGTATTGAAACTTTAACAAATAAAACTTTAACTGCTCCAGTTATTAATAATCCAACTGGAATCACAAAATCTGATGTAGGTCTTGCAAATGTTGATAATACTTCAGATGCAAATAAGCCAGTTTCTACTGCTACACAGACCGCACTAGATCTTAAAGCTTCAACTTCTGCTCTGTCAAGCCACGAATTAGATACTACAAATATTCACGGAATTGCAGACACATCTCTTCTTGCTACAAAAACCTATGCGGATAATGCTGCATCTACTGCAGTAGCTGCCATAGTTGGTGCTGCACCAACAACTTTAAACACACTTGATGAAATTGCATTAGCTTTAAACGATGATGCAAATATTGCAGCAACCTTAACAGCTGAAATTGGACTTAAAGCCCCGATTGCTTCACCAACATTTACTGGAACAGTAGTAATTCCAGCAGGTGCTGCTATTTCAGGATACGCATTACTATCCTCACCAACATTTACTGGCACACCCAGTCTTCCAACAGGAACTGTTGCAGTAACTCAATCTCCAGGAAATGACTCGCTTGCAATTGCAACAACTGGATTTGTTCAAGCAAAAGCTGTTGTATTAGAGCAAACTGCTAATGACCTTGTTATAGGACATGCCAGCTCTACTTCTTCTCATGGAGCTCAAGGAGAAATTGTAGGCCAGAACAATGTGCAAGCTCTTACCAATAAAACAATTAGTGCCGCAGATAATACGCTTATTGGTATAGCTACTTTAACTGGCACACAGACTCTAACAAATAAAACAATTGATCCACTAACTAACAATTTACCTGGAGTTGTAACCTTAACTGGGACACAGACTCTAACAAATAAAACACTAACCAACCCTATTATTAACGGGGTTGATTTTGGAAACGCTCCAGTATCTGTGGGGCCTCCAGTAGAAGAGACACATGCAGTAAATAAGGCATATTTGTTGGCACAAATTGCCCAATCTGTTGGGTCCGACATATATCCGATAGATGATATTTCAATATATTTTGACGGGTCACAGTCAAGGTTCCCTTTAACATATGAAGGAGAACAATTTGTAGTTCAAAACCCCTACAAGCTTTTAGTAACAATTAATGGTATACTACAAATATTGGGAAACCAAGAAAAACATTGGCTAAGTTTGATCCCTTCCGATGGATATTTTATTGATGAAGATGGATACGTACAGTTTGGAGAACCCATTCCAGTCGGATCTAAATTTGAAGCAAGATATCTGTCGGGTCCAGATCAACAAAACGCTAAAAAATCAATTTATCCATTTAGAGCAGTGGATATACAATTAGGAGATTAGAATATGGCAAGAAAAGTATTACTAGAAACAAGCTACACATTTAACCCTTCAACACGAACAATTTCAATTCCAAAGACAATTCTTCGTGAAAGACTTCTGTTGATTACAAACGTAACAACCAACCAGGTTATTTATAATTTTTCAGATCCTAGCTTGGGATGCACTTCATACAATACAAGCACAAGCACAGAAATGGTGGAAAACACCACGCTTGTTCTAGAATACAATACTGCGTCAATGACTTCTACTGATAAAATTCAGATTACAATTGATGATGCCAATGAAACATTTATGCCAGCAGAAACTTTGATGGATACAACCAATAAGCTTAGAGTGTCTCAACCTCAAGCATTAATCGATACAGACTTCGAATACGGTATTCAGCAGACCAAGTGGGAAAACCTAGGACTATACAACAATAGACCGTACTCGTTTGCTAGACCAACTCCAATCCCTAATATTGGTTCAATAACTTTTGCAAATTTATCAAAGACAGTTTCAGTAACACTTTCTTCAGGTTCTGCTCCAGCAAACGGAACTCCTATTTCAGTAATTGATACTTATATTACTTCTGCAAATGGAAACTTCGTAATCGAAAGTGGTGGAGGAACAAGCACATTTACATACAGTGCAAATGCAGTCAATAGAACAGGTATCACAGCTATATTTGATCCAAACAAGACTCTTGTTGTACAAGGAGATATCTTTACTGGAGCATCAATTGGCGGTCTTCCAACAGTAACATACAGCGGAAGAAAAATAACTGTAACTACGCAGATTCCTCACGGACTAGCACTTGGAAATGAAGTTAGCATCCAAGGTGCAACAGCAACAACTAATCCACCAAATGGAAATCATGAGGTTGCTCAGATTGTTTCTCCAACAACATTTTCTTATTATGTTGATGCGGCTCCAACAGGAACAATTGCTGGTGGAATACAGGTCTTCGTAAGACCACAGTCATACTTTGCTCACAGACCAAATGACGGAGGAGTTCTATTTGGCACAAATGCCTCATCTAACTATGCCTCTTGCGTAAGACAGACTAGAAGATATTTTAGATATCAGTCTGGTAAGGGACTTCAGGTTTCTTCTGGTACAATTTTAAAGCCATATGCTGGAATTGAAAACATTCAAAGCAACGGCACTACTACTGTAACAGTTCAAACAAAAGAAAAGCATAATTTACAACCAGGAACTCAAATTAAAATTGGTGGCTGTAATGAACAAAATTATAACGGAACATTTATAATTTCTAACGTTCTTACAGACGATAAGTTTCAATATACTGCTTTAGCAGTGCCAACTTCTACAATTGCAACAGGCAACTTCTTTGCTTCCGTAGAGTCCTGGTATGGCTGCCAAAATAGACTAGGAATGTTTGATAATCAAAACGGTCTATATTGGGAGTTTGATGGAACTAACCTAAATGCAGTTCGTAGAAATTCTACATTCCAGCTATCTGGAAAAGTAAGCGTAACTCAAAATTCATCAACAGTTACTCAGTCAAGTAGCTATTTCCCAACATTTTTTGCTAAGCAATTAATTCCAGGAGATTATATTGTAATTAGAGGACAATCATACAAGATTGTTGGAATTGCAAACGATACATCTATGACTATTAGCCCTGCGTATCGAGGCGCATCTACTACTTTTGCCGTATTATCAAAAACAGTAGAAACTAAAATAAAGCAATCAGAATTTAATATGGATAAATTAGATGGAACGGGACCATCTCAATATAATATCGATCTTTCAAAGATGCAGATGTTTTATATTGACTACACTTGGTATGGAGCTGGTTTCGTACGATGGGGTGTAAGAGGGCCTAAGGGTGACGTTATTTATTGCCACAAGATGCCAAATAATAACATAAATACAGAAGCTTACATGCGAAGCGGAAACCTTCCAGGACGCTATGAGTCTTCAACTACACCTCCATACACATCAACAACTGCAACTGTTTTAACAACAGACTTAGCTGTAAATGTTGTATCAACAGCTGGTTTCCCTCCAAGCGGAACACTAGCAATCAGAAATGAATCTGGTATTGAATATGTAAATTATTCTGCAAAATCTGTATCATCATTTACTGGTCTTACAAGAGGTAGAGCAGGAGAAGCTAATTTAAGCGTAACTCAAGCAGCTGGTACATCAGATGGAACAGTGGCTAGCACAGCTAACCTTCAAGCTGGTATGAGATTAATTAGCTCATCTTACCCAGAAGGAACATTTATTTCTTCTATAAATGGATTAGAAATCAAGACCAGCAAAGCTGCTCTTGATGCTAACCCAACAGGAGTAATTGCAGCCCCAATGGGTGCTACAACTCCTCAATTATTTACACTTGATCCAGTATCTCCAACAATGGTAGAGTTGGCTTACCCTAGCTTTGCCGCTTCTATATCTCACTGGGGAACATCTGTTATTATGGATGGACAGTTTAACGATGATAAGTCTCTCGTCTTTACTTATGGACAGAGAACTGCTACTACGGTTCCATCGGGACAACAGAGAGCACTATTCTCAATTCGTGTAGCGCCTTCTGTAGATAACGGTATTGCCTCAGTATTTGGTGCAAGAGAACTTATTAATAGAATGCAGCTAACACTAAAAGCACTTGATGTAACTGCTACAACATCTACTGGTACAGCAAACCTTTTAGTTACAGCAATTCTTAATGGTGTTCCTTCATCCTCAACAGCATGGACTAACGCAGTAGGAAACGTTGCAAATATTGCAAACTCTTCACTATCACAAATTGCAGATTACTCTGGAGGATCAACAACAGTTACTGGCGGAGAAACAACCGCAGGATTCTTCTTAGGATCTGGAGCAAACTCAATTGATCTATCGAACGTTAGAGACCTTGGAAACTCAATTCAGGGTGGTGGAGGAACAACCGCCAATACTCAAATTTATCCTGATGGACCAGATGTTCTAACAATCGTTGTTCAAAATATTGGATCTTCTACAGCATCTGTGTTCGGAAGATTATCCTGGACAGAAGCCCAGGCATAAGGTAAAGCCATGGCTCTCAACAAGGGTAAATTCAATACTGACGAAGACCTTCAGGTTAATTCATTATCCGTAAATAAACGTGCTGGATTTCAAGGGGAGACAACTTTAGCTGGCACCATTAAGCTAAAGGGAGATCTAGATCTTTCAGGCGGTACGGTAAGATTTCAAGATGGTGTTCAAGATAAAATAGCCGTAGCCTCTTTGACCCCAATTAATACAGTCTACTTTCCACATACTCTTAACAGCTTAAGTCAAAGAGATACGATTATAGATATTAGAATGCAGGTTGCGAATACATTTACAATACCAAAAGATTCAGTTGTAAATTTTCCAATTGGAACAACTTTAGATATTTTGCAATCTGGAACAGGCCAAACAACCGTTGTTCCTGCTGAAGGTGTAGTTTTAAATTACACTCCAGGCAACAAACTAAGATTTCAATGGTCTATGGCAACACTTTTAAAAAGAGATGCAAACACTTGGCTTCTCTTCGGAGATTTAACTGCGTAAGAAAGGTAATTAAATGGGTAAAAAAGTTGGTAGAAAATCTCAATTATCTGGAGACTTCGAGCTTCCAGTACCACCTATTAATGTTGTTTTAACAGACGTTGGAACAAATAGACCATTTAACAATGCAGCAGGAACTGTTTCTTTTGAATATCCTCCAAATCAGCTTCCAATTATAAATTATACAGTAACAATAAATTGCGGTGTAAATGGAACATTTTCAGAAGTAGGAGCATCTTCGCCAATTACAATTATTGGAATTCCACAAAATGTAACTGGAGTTGCAACAGTAGTTGCAACAAATGCAAACGGACAGTCTGTGCCTTCACTTCCTTCATCTTCTGTATTATTTACAACAGTGCCAGCCGCCCCTGCATCATTAACTGCAACATCTACTACAACTGGGCCAGGGCACACAACAACAGATCTAAGAGGACAAGACTCCCTGTCTTGGCCTGCTGCTACCAATGGTGGAAAATCTTTAACTAAATACATTATTACTTCTACAGACACAGCGGCCCAACCAGGAGGATTGTCTTCTCCATATGAAGTTGATGGTACAACAACTTCACTTAATATTAGAGAAACAATGGGAACTGCTCAAACTTATTCTATAGTTGCAGTAAATGCAAATGGAACATCTTTGTCAAGGTCATCCAATCAGATTACAACATTCTTCTCGCCACCCACTTTCTTTGCACCACCTCTATTTTTTGCCCCACCTGATTTCTTTACTCCACCAAGATTCTTTTCCCCACCGCTATTCTTTAGCCCACCGCTATTCTTTTCACCACCTGATTTCTTTAGCCCACCTTTATTTTTTGCACCGCCGAGATTCTTTAGCCCACCTGATTTCTTTAGCCCACCTTTATTTTTCTCGCCACCGAGATTC